TGGCTATCGCCTACCTACGAACTGCTCATTGGCTCTCTGCTCTTCTCATTTGCAATGGGCATCTTCGCTATCTACATCCGCTTCTTCGACAACGATTAACCAACCAGCCCAGGAGGGCACTTCAATGTCTAACCTCAATACTCGTATCCCGGCCCCTAACACCGGCACCCTGTTCGCCAATGCTCGTCGTCCGGACAAGCAGGACCCCCAGTACGTAGGTCTCGTGAACATCACCCAACCAGGTATCTACCGTGTGTCTACATGGGTCAACACCAGCAAGGCTGGCAAGCCGTACCTTAGCCAGCGCTACACGCTGCAGCCCCCGGTCCAGGAGCAGCTCAACTTCGAGGTGCTCCAGCTGCCCGAGGACATCGAGCAGATGCCCGCTGCCTAACAACCACGGCCCACTGGCCACGGACAACCATCCGTGGTCAGTGGTTTATCGCTCACGAGCCGTGCTGCGTGCCCACCTGGCCATGAACCGTGCTTTATGCACAGCGGACCTTGGCCCGTGGACAGGGGCTGTGGCGCAAAAACAACGATGTGTGCAATGTGTGCAGACAAATGTGTGCAGTCTGCACGCAAACTAACTCGTTGTTTTTTCTACATATTTGTAAAATGTGTGCACTGTGTGCCGCGAAAAGGGGGGGTCTCCAACATCACTAAAAACATGATTTGTTTTTTTCAACAACATGTCTTTTTCCTTTTTACACCAAAAATTACTGCACACACTGCACACAAATGATTTTAAAGGAAAAATTGCTGCACACATCACTGCACACAGAACTTTATTGCTGCACACAAACCACGTTTCCTGCACACATACCAAGCAAAACTGACCACTAACCACGGTCCACTGTCAATTATCCACCCAATCTGACCCATAACCACGGTCCACTAACCTCGGTCCGTGGTTTATCAATTTATGCGCATAAACCACCATATCCATAGGAGCCGCCTCCCGTGAAACACCTCTCTCGCCAGTCCGCCTACACCAAAAACATCCACGAAGTGGAACTCACCGCCGAAGAAGCCAAGTGGCCTGACAGCCGTATCATTACCGCTGTCGACCTAGGAGGGCATCTGCCCGACGACCTCTGGGAAGACATCCGTACCGGCAAGGTCCACTCCGGCAACTTCGGTGGCCAGGTCTACAAGTACGTCCGTCAGGACGGCACAGCCACCGCTACTGTCACTGTCTATACCGACTGAGGTACCCCACCATGCCTTTCATCAAGTCTCAGCAAATCAACCAATCTGCCCAATCTGCATACCAACGGGACCTAATCTCGTTGCGCGTTTCTGTAGCTAGGCTCGCCCAGGCTGCAGAAGTCGAAACCGAAGATCTGCCCGTCTTAAAGAAACCCTACAACGTCCTCCATGACATGGCCTGTACCCAATCCCGTGGTTGGCACCGGCTAGTCCTCCGGATCATGGACGTCATTGACCCAATAACCATTAGCAAAAGAGACAAAACCAATGTTCCCGCAACAAGTATCCCGGATCCCAACCAGCCCCTCTGACGTCATCTACTGCGACGGCGCACCAGTCGCCACCATCGACCAGTTCTACAACTTCGTGCTCACCACCTTCCCCAGCCCCACCCCCAACATGTGCATCGTTAGCCCAGAGCTTCCGATGAAATCCGCAGCTGGGTGGTACGTAGGGCGTTGCTGTTACAACTGGGATGCGTCCTGTAGCCGCTGGTGGTACGACAACTACGACCGCACTTCAGACTATTTCCTCACCGAATCGGACGCCGCTGACCACGCATCCTGGGCACGGTGGACGTTTGGTGACCCACAGAACGGAGTTATGCAATGAGTGCTGACGAAAGGGCTCGTATATTCGAGTACGTACTCGACCGCAAAAACGACGACATCAACCGCCTTGAGCGGACAATTGAAGAGCTTAGAGACCGCAACATTCGGCACGATATGTACGTAGTCATCGCTGAAGTTCTGATATTCGCCATTGGCGTTGGCGTTGGCTACTTCCTATCCGCCCCCTGAACGCTCGCGCGTTCCGCGCGCGCGGTCAGTCCAATTAGTGCACTAATTACACGGTACTAACCAATGAAACAACTTCAATTACCACTACCACAATCCACATTCGAACGCATATTCAACAAAGCCAAAGACATCACTGACTACGTTGTCAAAAACCCAACCGATCTACTGCTCGCATTAACCCTTGTATTACTCATCGATATTGAATCTGACATTGACCAGTTGGAGAAGTAACCATGCGTGAACGTAATGCTCTCAACTTAAACACTGCCCACTGGGACTGGCTCGTTGACCACGAACACCAGCTCTCGGACCACGAATCATCGGACGTAGATCTCGAATCTACGCTCGAGGATATTAGCCGCGCTAATGCGTTGGCCGAAGAAACCAAGTAACTACTAACCAAGGTACACACAAATGACTGTCAAAGACCAAACCTTCATCCCCAATGTCATCGGCTATATGTCCGAGAAGAACACGACCATGGGCTCCATCGCCAAGTTCGTGGAATCTCAGCCTGCAGACAACGCACTCGAGCGTATCGCGCTTGCGTTCTTCAGTTTGCAGCGTCAGCGCACAGCAGCTCAACGCGCAGAACTCGAGCAGGGCGTCCCGGTCGAGGGCCCTCCGTTCAAGCCGGAGCGCTTGCTGACCTTCGTCCAGTCCGTCATGAACGGCGTCTGTTGGGCGGCTCGCCGCTTGTACATCGCCAACGACAAGCCGGACCTCGGCAACGGCATCGACTTCTCACAAGACGTCGGTGACTGGGTCGGTGTCTACGCCAGCAACGAGCACATTCCTGCGCTCGTTGACAGTGACTTCGCAGCCCTCAACAAGCTGCACAGTCTCCTGGCTGCCAAGATGGCGTATCTGACCGAGATCTCTCCGCTCTACCACTTTGAGCAGCGAGCTCGCGATGACCACGGCAACTGGTACGTCGAAAAGACCTGCGAATCGTTCCACGAGGCTATGCCGCTCATGGACGACATCGTTCAGCGACTGCAGTCCCAGCAGGAAGCGAACGAAGTGCAGGACTTCCTGAAACAGCTGCGCGCTGCTTAACCATCAACCACAACCACTAAAGGTCAGCCGTCACCTTGACCAAGACGGCTAGAGCCCCCCATCCGCCACGCACGGGTGGGGGGCTTTTTTTATGCAGACTCACCCGGAGCTCATGCGTATGCATTACTCAGAACCCGACTTCGAAGAAGACAAACTGGTCCGATCAAACGCCAACTACCGTGGGCTTTGGGCCAGTGTTCTGTTGCAAGCCATACGCGATATCGACAGTAACGAAGAAAACGAACGTCAGCCGGCAATCACGTACATCAATTCCAACTCACAGTGTTCTGGTTCATTCGAATGGGTATGCGAAATGCTAGATCTGGATACCGAACGTATCCGGATGATGGCGTTATCGCGCGCGGGCCGACGACAGCTTCTTGGCCGCAATATCGGTAACACCAAACCACGAGCCCCTAACCACTAACCTATGCAAACCTTCCTTCCATACGCCAACTATGCGTACTCCGCACTGATCCTCGACTACAAGCGTCTTGGAAAACAACGCGTCGAATGCAAGCAAATCCTATTGGCTATGCCCAAGCTCACTGGTGGATGGCGCAATCATCCAGCCACCAAAATGTGGCGCGGGCACGAGATCGAGCTCTGCCGATACGCAGCAGCAATGTGCCGCGAATGGATATCACGCGGCTATAGCGACTCGCTGCTGCCGTTTTTCGAAGACGCAATTACCCAGTACAGCTTTGACGGACGCAATGACGCACCGCCTGCCTGGCTAGGCAACGAGCAATTGCACGCGTCCCATCGCAGCAATCTGCTCCGCAAAGACCCCGAGTTTTACGGGCGTTATAACTGGACCGAACCACCGGACATTCCATACCTATGGCCGACTTAACATGCATCCTCTGTCAGGAAAACACGGTGCCCGAAAAACGGGCAGACCTTGGCTATCTCTGGTGTCTTACTTGCGGTGAACAAACAGCCCGCCAAGTCAAACACACCGTGCTTCCGTTACACAAAAGTAACTACATGGTTCCGGCTAACCGAGAAGAAATCAAAGGCTTCAACAACAAAGGAGGATTCCACCGATGAGTACTCCAAGTCTTATTTGGACTGTCGATGGCTATTACGAATTTGCCCCTGGCGAATCCGAATGCATCTTTGTATGGGGGTTCACAGATCTTACCGTAGCAGAGCAAACCAAACGCCTGCTAGAAAATCGTCACAGCCAAGCTACCTGGAGCGTAAACGCAATCATTGTTAACCGCTTTAGCGAACTTGATATTGAAATCAACGAAGTAGCAAAAATGTTCGAATCACTAACCGATGACAACAAACCACAGGACACTACCCCATGATCTGGAACCTTCGTTTCATCGAATTTCAAGATACGTTCATTGGAGAAGACGATACCTACATCGAGCTTTGCGAGGTGTATTACGAAAACGACGGCACGCCAACAGCGTATTCAAAACCGCATCTCATATTCGAACGTCCCAACGAAATCGAGAAATTTATCGAGCGCGTTCGCCAGGCCGCCTCTAAGCCGTTCCTTACACCAAACGACTTCCCAAGACGGGAGGACACCGATGACCCGTGGCTCTGTGATTCTCAAGCCGAGGACTAAGTACTTCGGTTGGGATTACACCAAAAACACTCAACTCCGTATGACCGGCAAGGAGTGGCACGACTATGCCAAGCGTGAGGTATTTAACCACGATCGCGGTGATGACTCAGCCCGTGGTAATCACTGCGAGATATGGCTTGATGGCACTGACATCAACCACAAACCACCACGATAAGTCGTTCCTGACGCGCCTGGTCAATCGGCTCTTTAAACCTTTCAACGAATTACGGGACTACGAATGGCGTCGCGTGCCACCGCCCAACTGGGCGTGCAAACGCGGCGGATTAGATTATTGGTAACTAACCATGAACATCCCAAAGAACCTTCAACTACTACACAAACACGTCAATCCTGGACAAGTCTTCCTCGATATCAACTGGACTAACAACCACGCCTTATTTGCCACGTACACAGGCGTCTCTTACATCGATCCAGTCAAGATTAACATCGAATCTCTGCTGCCAAAACGATATGTATTACGAGTTAGACGAGCAGCAGAAGCCCGTGCTCGATCAATTGCTATGAGCGAGCCCAGGACAGTATTAGATATTCACAAGCAGTTGAATACTGTTGAAGATGAATATCTACAATGGGCTGGAATGCACTTTGTAAATATGCGTGTTTCAGTCAACACCTAGGAACTAACAGTATGCAAATCTCACTTACCCCAAACCAGCTCAAAGTTATTATTCAGATATCACGCGCTTTGTACCACACGCCAGACCACATGACTTCCGACGCCATTGGTTGGCGGAAAAACTACAGCAAAAGCCTTGATGTAGTGTTCGACTTAGAAGATGACGCAATCATCGCCGATTCATCTCCTGGTATGCATTTGCATTCGTTCACTTCGACTTACCACGAGATAGCTGGAATTGCTCTCTTGAACGAACTCTCATTTCAAGACGACCATTTAAACAACAACGAATCACGAACCACTGACTACGAATAACGCACAAAGGAACATGGAACTATGTTGCTTACTGGATTCATTGCCGCTCTCGGCATGATTTTTCTTCTCATCAAATTCAACCTCAAACGCATACTTAAATACGACATCTTCTTAGACGTCGTGCTCACGTTCTTTTTCATCTGGATATTTGCCGGCACTTTTGCAGGCATGATGGCTGGCCTTGTAGCCGGCTGTCTTATCTCTGCGTTTCTTTACTTTGCAAAGAAGTCTATCCCCCAAGAAGAACTTCGCTGGGTCAAGACTAGATCGTTTCCGTATCGCAAGCTCGCCTGGGTCGAAGTCATCGACACCAGAAAGTAACGCGTTGCCCCTGGCTGGTAACAACGAGCCCCCTGTATTCCAGGCATGTCAGTGCAACTGGAAGACACGTTGTTGCCAGCTGGGGGCTATGCATCTTTTTCACAAACCAAGGAACTACTAATGCGCACTATTCGCCCGTCTCAACTCAAGTCTGAACTCAAAGCCAACGCGCTTGCTCGCGTGCCGACCATGATCTGGGGCCCGCCAGGCCTCGGCAAATCTCAAATCGTCTATCAGTTTGCAGACGATCTGAACGCCAAAGTCTTCGAACTGCGTGCAAACCTGTTCGACCCCGTCGACGTTCGCGGCGGTCTCAAGGTTGTTGAGCAAGCTGATGGCAGTTATCGCACCCGTTACGGCGTGCCCGAAGACTATCCCGATACCAACTACACCGGCACCGTCGTGTTGCTCATCGACGAGTTGCCAAACGCACCAAAAGCCACTCAGAACGCGCTTCTGCAGTTGACGCTCGATCGCAAGATCGGCACGTACGTCCTTCCGGAAAACACAATCATCGTTGCCGCAGGCAACCGTTCGCAGGACCGAGCGGCCATCCACGAGATGCCAACGCCGGTCAAGAACCGCTTTGCGCACTATACGCTTGAAGCAAACATCGACGACTGGGTCGCCTGGGCGCTACAGCGCAACATCGACGACAGCATCGTGTCGTTCCTTCGTTACCGACCAGGACTTCTCCACAACATGGACGCCAACGACTATGCGTTTCCGTCGCCCCGTACCTGGGAAATGGTCAACCGCAAGTTGCCGTTCATGGAAGATCAGTTCTATGGCGTGTCATCGCTTGTAGGCGACGGTCCTGCCGGAGAGTACCTGGCGCATCGCGCAATCCGCAAAGATCTTCCGGACATCGACGATCTTATGCAGAACCCATCCACCACCCGCGTGCCTGGTGACCCGTCAACGCTTTATGCGATTGCCGGTGCACTGGCATCGCGCGTCAACCGCGCCAACTTTGACGCAATCATGCGTTACAACCGACGTATGCCTCGCGAATTCCAGGTCATCCTGGTTCGCGACTGCGTCGCCAAGGATCGTCAGCTCTTGAACGAAAAGCCGTTTAAGGACTGGACGTCCGCCAACGTAGACGTAGTTATCTAAGGAGAGACCATGGCTTCCGTACGAATGACCAATGACTTACGTGACACAATTTACAGCAAGGCTATGGAGGCTTTTAACGCAGCACGCCCTGAGCCTCAGCCGAATACATGGCTTACTGATCGTGTTAGAGACGCTGTCCTATCTTCGACGCCGTACAAAACGTTAAAAGACGCGTTCGATCGGCAACACGGAAACGACTTCAAGTCGTTCGGTGGTCCGGTTAAAGCGATCAGCAGAGAAGACTGCACACGACTTGTGCTCCAAAGCCGCACAGGTTTCCACAAAGGTTCAAGCCAGAACCTGACGTTTAACTTTGTGCCTGGCTTTGCACTCTATCGTCAGAACACTTGGGGCGCCCCCGAGTTGATGTTCGAAGAGCTTGGCGCTCAAGTTCAGTCGGAGCTGCTTGTCCCTTGCCAGGAAGTCGCTGAAGAGATTCAGACTTATCATCGAAACCGCCAGGATTACCAGACCAAGGTTCGCGACCTGTTGAATCAGTGCACAACTGTAAAACAGATGCTGCTCGCCTGGCCCGCTGGCGAATCGTTTGTACCGCACGAATCCAAGACTCGCATGTACGAAAAGGTTACACGCATCCAACGTGCACAACAGATCAAGGAAGAAGTTCAGTTTGATGATTCACTCGTCAACGAAATTGTACTGACCGCTAAACTTGTAGGAGGTTGATATGTCTGCCGAAAGCGCGCTCATCAAAGCGCGTTCGCAGCTCCTGATGGATCAGCCGTTTTTTGGAACGCTGGCCATCCGTCTCCGTCCTGTCCAACGTGATGACGTCAAGACCGCAGCTACCGATGGCACCCATCTGTACTACGATCCAGCGTATATCTCTAAGTTAGATCCTGTGCAGCTTCGTGGGCTCATTGCCCACGAGGTTATGCATTGCGTCTTTAACCACCAGACACGACGCCAAGAACGGGATCATCAGCTGTGGAACATCGCATGTGACTTTGCGATCAACGATCACTTGATCCAAAGTGGATTTATTCTGCCCAAAGGCGCGTTGCTCGATCCTTCGTACAAGGGCATGAGCGCTGAGCAGATCTACAATCTCATCGCCAAAGAACCCAAGAAACACAAACCGTGTGCCTGGGGCATTGTCCTCGATGCATCAAGCGGTAGCCTCGAAGCAGGCTCCGCTGCTGAGATGGAATCCAAATGGCAAATTGCTGTTGGCGAAGCAGCAGCTGTTGCCAAAGCACGCGGCAAGCTGCCCGGCAACATCGAGCTTTTCATTTCGGAAATCCTGCAGCCGAAGGTCGATTGGCGAACAGTTCTCTGGCCGTTCTTCACTGAACTTAACAAGGACGACTACAGCTGGCGCAAGCCGAACCGGGCCTGGATCTCGGAAGACGAGTACCTTCCGTCTATGTACCAGGAGACCTGCGGCAAAGTCGCAGTCGTTATCGACTCAAGTGGGTCTATTAGCGACGAGCAGGGCAAACAGTTCATCTCCGAAGTAGACGCAGTCATGGCCCAGGTGCAACCGTCTTCGATTGTCTGGATCCAGGCCGATGCCAACATCCAAGACGTCAAAGTCTTGGAGCAAGGACAACGGCTCAAGGCTGACGAGGTTTCGTTCAAGGGCCGTGGCGGCACAGCATTCACACCCGCGTTTGAACACATTCGAGATAACCACCCCGACGTCCAAGCCATTGTTTACCTTACTGATTTGGAATCTGGGTCTGAGGATTTCGAAACAGCAGAACAGCTGGCCGTAGCACCCACGCTCTGGGTGTCTGTCGATCAACGCGCGGTCGCTCCTTTTGGAGAAACAGTTTATCTAAACGCTTGATAACGAATATTAGCCCAACTAATCTACTTTGCTTAGGAAGGAGTCCTACTCATGCCTCGCATCAAGAAAGTCCTCGCATTTCCCAGGGCAGTTACCACTAACGAAAAGGTCAACATCACAAGCCTTATCCTGGCTATCGGTGAAGTTTCTAAAGACCCAGTTTTTAGAGACCTGGGCCTCAAGATGACCAACTCCCTGTACAGCAAAACGCAAGAGCGAGCGCTTCGCCGCGCAACTGCGTTGCTGGCAGTCCTTCGATCGCACGCTTAATCGTGGGCTTCTTTCAGCCCCACGAACTAAGAATCCTCGAGCTGCTTGCAGCTGGCTATTCCACAAAAGAAATAGCCACAACCCTCGAGCTTTCTGAAGAAGCTGTGCGCGCAGTCGAAAAACTTATAGAAGATACGGTGCATGACTACCGAGGCTAAGACTCTGCTGACTCTCGACTTTGAGACGTATTACGACGCCAAAGTCAGTCTTACTAAAATAACTACGATGGAGTACGTAAAGCACCCCAAGTTCAAGGTCTGGGGTGTTGGTGTCAAAGCCAACGATGAACCAGCCGAGTGGTACAGCGCTGACGAAACAGAAGAAGCTCTAGCACAGTTTGACTGGGACAACGTCCAACTGCTGTGCCACAACACGTTGTTCGACGGCTACATTCTGGCCAGGCACTACGGCATTAAGCCAGCCTACTACTTGGACACCGCTGCAATGGCACGCGGTTGTTTCCCTGGTCTATCCGCTTCATTGAAAGACACAAGCATCCGCTTGTTCCCGGACGACGAGTCCATGCGAAAAGGCGAAGACCTGGTCAAAGCTAAGGGGCATTTTGATCTGCCACCAAACATTGAAACCGACCTGGCCAGGTATTGTCTTCAGGACGTAGAACTGACCTATGCCATCTACCAAAAGATGCTGCAAGGGTACCCGCAATCCGAACTGGATCTCATCGATCTGACTACACGGATGTTCTGTCAGCCGGTTCTAAAGATTGACCGAGAACGACTAACCGCGTACCACAGTCGAGAAACCAATAACGCCGAAGCGCTGATCCAGGCATCAGGTATTAGCCGTGAAGTCCTTGCAAGCAACGACAAATTTGTCGCACACCTTCAGACTCTCGGCATAACGCCTCCGACTAAGCGCAGCCCAGCAACAGGACAGCAGATCCCGGCCTTCGGCAAAAACGACGCAGGTTGGAAACAGCTTTGCAGCATGTACCCACAGCACAAACCTCTGTGGGACGCTCGAACAGCGGCTAAGTCGCGCATCACCGAAACGCGCTCCCGTCGATTTCTCGATGCCGCGCATGACGACAACACAATTAGTGTGCCCCTGCGCTATTACGCTGCGCACACAGGCCGGTTCGGTGGTACCGAGAAGATTAACCTGCAGAACTTACCCCGAGGCAGCGAGCTACGAGAATGCCTCATCGCTCCGGAAGGACACCTACTCTACGTCGCTGACCTGTCCAACATCGAAGCACGCATGCTTGCCTGGCTTGCCGGGCAAGATGACCTGTTAGATCAGTTCCGCAGAGGTGAGGATATATACAGTAACTTCGCCTCGAAGATCTACAACAAGCCGATCAACAAGAAAGACCACCCGACCGAGCGGTTTGTAGGAAAAACCGCAATTCTCGGTCTCGGCTACGGCATGGGCCACAACAAGTTCAAAGCCACCCTGGAATCAGGTGCGGCAGGCCCAGCCATGCAGATACCCGAAACTGAAGCACTCAACGTTGTGGCAACGTACCGCTCGTCTTACCCAAACATACCCATACTTTGGCAGCGGCTCGAGAACCTTTTGAAGCAGACGCTTCATCGTGACAACTACGGCACGACTTACAGAAACATTCTGACGGTGCAAGAACGAGCACTAGTCCTGCCAAATAAGATGTCGCTTAAATACCACAACCTTCAAGCGTCGCCTCAAGGCTTGGTCTACCAAGCCCGCAACAACGTCCAAGAAACAACGTATGGCGGCCGGATAACTGAGAACGTCATCCAGGCTTTGTCGAGAATTGTCATTACTGACAGTTTATTGAGACTTAACAACAAGTTAGCGAACGCGCGCGTTGCGCTGACCGTCCACGATGAGATTGTCATTGTCGCTCCCGATCAAAATCCCGATGCTACAATGGCCCAGATCATTGAGGATTTATGCACCCCGCCTACTTGGGCACCGGATATCCCGCTTGCCGCTGAAGGTGGTTACGACAGGAAGTACAGTAAGTAATGCCGCGTCTGGTTCTAACAAGACGTCTAAACCAGTCAGTCGTTATCCATCGCGACAACGAAGTCGTTGCTACTGTAAAAGTGTCACGCATTGATCGAAACAATGTCCGCTTGGCTTTCGTCGCAGAACCGTCGATCACAATCGATCGCGAAGAAGTCTTCGACGAACAGAGTCCCTGCAGTACTAAGGAGGAAAAGCAGGGCTAATGCTTTTCTGGAGAACACATGAAGGTTACGTTCCTAGAGGCAACAAACGGCCTCTCTTTGAGCAAGCATTATTTTGCTAATGGCGAAACACAACCATACCCCTATGTCAAAGACGTAACCTCACACGAGTACACCATTCAAGCTTCGCAGGCGGGTCTGCAGAATCTTGAAGCGCTTATTCGTCAGCATTCCACTAGTGGTCACTGCTTACTCAAAGGGCAGTTGAAACGCCCGTTAGTATCTGAAAGCCGCGCTCAAAAGAGCGATCGGCTTGCCCTCAATGGTTTGCTTGTTTTGGATTTTGATGCAATCACTTTACCGCGGCGCATCATCCGCTCCAACAAGCTAACAGCTAACGACGTGCAGTTGATTGCAGAGCAGATCATTGCAGATCTCCCGACGCAGCTGCACGACGTCAGCTACATCGCACAGGCGTCAGCAAGCCTTGGTCTCAAGGGTGATCGGATCTCAATGCACATTTTTATGTTGCTGACGATACCGATGCCACCAAAGTCCATGAAGCTTTGGCTGCAGAACATCAACTACACAACAGACATCTTCAAGACCCAGCTAGGTTTGAGCGCAAACGGGCAATCGCTCAAATACCCGCTCGACGTCTCGGTTGCTGACAACAGCAAACTGATTTTTATTGCGCCGCCAACTTTCGAAGACCCGACGCAGAACCCATTTGTGTCAGACAACGACCGCATCGTCCGTGTCGATCGGGCTTCAGCGTCATTCGACATGGCCGCCATGATGACGTCACTTAGCCCGGAGACCTGCTTCCAGTTAGGGCAGCAAATTAAAGATGATCTTCGGCAGAACAATGGTATCAAGAAGAAAGCGGGCAAAATCCAGACAATGACGATTGAGCACCAGGCCACTGAGGTCCTGCTCAATCCCGACAAGATGTCGATCAGCATCGCTGACACCAGTGCCATGCCGTTTGTCCGTTGCAACATCAATGGCGGCGACAGCGGTGCGTACTACTTCAATATCGAACGTCCGACGTACATGTACAACTTCAAGGACGAGCCGATATTCGAAATCGAGAAAGCCGACAAAGAGTTCTACAAGAGCATTTTCGAGATCTTCAAGTCTCACCTTGAGAAGTCTGGTAAAGCGCAGTACCCCATAGTCCTGCGCGACTACTACACCGACATGTACTACAACGGTGTGTACGACCCTAATCTCAACCAGTTCACAGAAGACTACCCTTTGGTGCCGACAAGCAAGTCGAGCATAGAGTCCTTTATGCTAAGCCACGGACGGCCAGCACCAGACTTTGTGCGCGATGCTCGGGTCGTGTTTGATCCGACGCTCAATAGCCAGTCGATTGATTTCGAGAACGTACCGTACTTCGTGAACATGTACCGCAAAACGCGGTACATGCTCAACCCGAAGATCCCAGCGCGACCACTGGACTATGGCCACGCAAAACTAATCTCGAACACTTGCCCACGGATCTATACCTTGATCCATCACGTCCTTGGTAACGGCGACGCTGAGTTCGAGCATTTCATCAACTGGCTGTCGTTCGTATTTCAAACACGTCAGAAAGCAAAGACCGCCTGGGTGTTTGGTGGCGTACCCGGTACGGGCAAAGGTTTGTTTTACAGCAAGGTACTCCGCCCGCTGTTCGGACCAGAGCACGTACCTATGCGAGCTCTGCAGAACATCGAAGAGCACTTCAACCTGTACATGCGCAATGCGATCTTCTTGATCGTTGACGAGTTCCATATGGCATCGTCATCAATCGGCACAATGAAGATTGCCGATAAGCTCAAGAACCAGATTACGGAAGACACTGTCACGATCCGCGCCATGCGGACCAACCAGGTAGAGATTCCGAACTACACCAACTTCATCTTTCTGACGAACAGAAACGATGCAATCAAGATCGAAGACGGTGATCGGCGCTACAACATCCCGCCGCGCCAAGAGCACAAAGTTGAAGAAACCCATCCGCAGCTCCTCAAAGAGCTCGATCTCCTGACCGATGAGCTTGACCTGTTTGCTGGGTACCTCCAGACGTTCCAGGTCAACGAGCGAATGGTGCATACCTGCATCGACAACACGGCCAAAAACCAGATGCGCCATGTGTCGATGACTATCATCGAAGAGTTTGCCGAAGCGTTGAAGCGCGGCGATCTGTTGTTTTTCAGCGATATCCTCGACATCAACATCGCCAACGCTCAAAACATGAACGAAGTTGCGACCGCCCAGCGCATCGTCAAAGGTTGGATCGCACTCGCCAAACACAAGTTTACGGTCATTCCAATGGAGCATTTGCGCACGGTTTTCCACATACAAACCGAGCAGAACCCACGCATGTCTCAGCGTGAGTTCACTAAGCAAATGAGCAAATTTGGAATCGGACCAACGCGCAAGCGGATGCCCGGAGCTACCCGCGACTCAAACCCAGTAACCGGAGTTGTTGTAAATTGGCAACAAGACGAGCTAGAGGTTCAACGTCTCATCAAGTCTTACTTCGACGCTACGGACGAGCGCCAACTGTTGCAGAATGCAGACATTAGCTATACTAATACAAGTACTTACAACTGAGTGTAGCTATCTTGAAACAAATAACGCAGAGCTCCAGGCCGGACTCTGAAGACGCTTTTAAAAAGCCATCGAAGTTCGGCCCTGTTTCTACGTGGTCCTACTCGTCACTCAAGACTTTCGAAGAGTGTCCGTACAGGATCTATATCCAACGCATCAAGAAGATTCCAGAACCGCCTAGCGCTGCTGCTGATCGTGGAACCGCAATCCACAAGCTGGCAGAGCAGTACATCAAAGGCGAACTCGGCGACTTCCCACCTGAACTAGCAAAGTTCCAGAGTGACTTCGAAGAGCTACGGGCGCTTTTCGCTGAAGCCAAAGTAGAGGTCGAAGGGGAGTGGGGCTTTAGCATCGACTGGGAAGCTGTAGGTTGGATGGTGCCCCAGACTTGGGCACGCATCAAACTAGACGCCATGGTCCACCAGGACGAAACCAGTGCTCGAGTCATCGACTTCAAGACTGGCAAAAAGTTTGGCAACGAAATACCGCACGCACAGCAGTGCTTGTTGTATGCCATTGCCGCGTTCTTTAGATACCCGCTGGTCGAAAACGTTCGCACCGAGCTTTGGTATCTAGACAAAGGCGAGCAGACATTGCGCTCGTTCACTCGAACAGAAGCTATGCAGTTTGCACCAGGCTTCCATCGCCGAGGGATTGAGATGACAACCTGCGAAGACTTCCCTCCGAAGCCAAGCAAAGACGCCTGTCGATGGTGTCCATACGGCAAAGGCGAACACCCCGAATGTACTTGGGGTGCGAAATAAACGCCCGGTAACAAGCCCCTCCTAGTGAGGGGCTTTTTTTTGCGGGCATACATAGCCCACGTAGCCCAAGGAGAACTTATGGCGTTTTTCATGAGGCTGCTTGCAGCCCTTGAAATCATTCTATTTCTCAAAAAGTTACGAGAACAAAATGACTCTATTGCAACTTCAAACTTCCAACGTACAGATATTAACTCGAACGAAGTTCCGAAAGAGCGTGAAGCCACCAGGGAAGGCCATGCTCAAATCGGGAAAGAGCAATAAAAAATTGGGGGCCCTCGTCCGCAAAGGAATGTGGCGGGGGCTTCCCATCTTTAGCTTAACTCTTGAAGAACGCAAAACATGCCCGCCTCACTGTGAACAGTGGACCAATTGCTACGGCAACAACATGCCGTTTGCCCATCGATTTGATCACACCAACCCGTGGTTTGAATTCGCACTGGCCACGGAGCTCGTACAACTGTCCCAGAAATACGAACAGGGGTTCGTGGTCCGGTTGCACGTACTCGGCGATTTTTACTCCGAAGACTACGTAAAATTCTGGCTGCACAAAATGCTCGGCCTCCCGCAAATCCGAGTGTTCGGGTACACACACCACCGCCACGATAGCCGCATTGGCGCCCGCATAGCAGAGCTAAACAAGTTATTCCCAGACCGGTGGCGAGTCCGGTTTTCTGACGACCCACAAGTTGAGTTCAGATCAGAAGTTGTTGCTTCAGCGCAACAAGCAAACGGAGTTGTATGCCCCGAGCAACAAGGCAAAGCCAAGTCATGTGGTGACTGCGCTTATTGCTGGCACAGCGACAAACCTGTCTATTTCCTTGAACACTAGTATTAGCTAGGCTAATATCGAGGTCTAACTGAGATAAACCTAATGCTTAAACCTTTCGATCATCAAGTTAAAACGACCAAGTTTCTTCTTAAAACGCCTCGCGCACTTGTGACGTCTGACCCAGGCACGGGTAAGACTCGCAGTGTTCTCGACGCTTATTCAAAGCGAAAAGAAGGGCGGATGCTTGTACTAGCTCCGCTGTCAATCTTGTCAGCCTCTTGGGCTGATGACATTGAGAAATTTCAACCAGGTCTGAGTTACGTCGTCGCTTACGCACGAAACCGTGAGCAGGCCTTCCAAACCAACGCGGACATCGTAATCACCAATCACGACGCTGCTAAGTGGTTGGTCAAGAACGAACGCTTACTCGAAGGCTTCTCGACGCTCTGCATCGATGAGTTCACAGCGTTCAAGAACAAAGACAGCCAGCGAAGCAAAGCAATCCTTCGCATAGCTCAAAAGTTCAAGTACCGCATCGCCATGAGTGGTACACCAAACAGCAACACGATCCTGGACATCTGGCATCCCACTCTGATCGTGGACGACGGTGAACGGCTTGGGAAACGTTTCTACGGTTTCAGGTCCGCCGTCTGCACTTCACGGTTCAATGGCTTCGCCAACGAGTGGGTTGACAAGCCCGACGCTCAGCAAATCGTTGCAGCGTCCATCAAAGACATCAACATCCGCTACCAGCTCGAAGACTGCATCGATATGCCGGAGCAGTCTGTACACACAATGTGCGTACAGCTAACCCCGGCCATCATGGAGCAGTACAAGCTCCTGGCTGAAGACTCAGTCTTGTATACCGGCAAGGCAACCATCAACGCCATCAACGCCGGTGCGCGTGTCAAAAAGCTTTTGCAGCTCTGCACTGGCGCTGTCTACACCGAAGACGGTGTACCCGCTGGCATCCACGAAGAACGTTATGAACTCGTTATGCAGCTAGTCAGCGAGCGCAAGCATTCGCTTGTAGCGTTTAACTGGCGCCACGAACGTGAGCATCTGACCAAGCTAGCCGACGAGATGAAAATCGAGTACGGCGTTATTGATGGGGACACCCCAGCAAATAAACGTAAAGACATCGTTGATCGTATGCAGGCTGGGCAACTCCAGGTTGTCTTTTGTCACCCTCAATCTGCAGGCCATGGCCTGACTCTAACAACAGCAACAAGCGTTATCTGGGCGTCTCCGACCTACAACGCCGAGCACTATCAGCAATTTAACCGCCGCATTTACCGCGCCGGTCAGACCAAAAAGACCGAAGTCATCCACATTGCCGCCAGCAATACGTGGGAGCCCGAGGTCTATACAAAGCTCGAAGGCAAACTCGAGCGGATGGATGAGCTCCTTTCGATCCTAAACAAACTAACTCCAATGAGGAAAGCGTCTTGAGCAAATCAAACACTGCTGCAGTAATTATCCCGTTTGACGAGAATCCGATGTTTACGCTAAGCATCAATGATCTCATTCGCAAACGCGCTGCAATTAAAGATGAGACGGAAAAGCTTAACTCCCGTCTAAAAGACTTGAAGACTGACCAGGACAACATCGACCTGGCACTTCTAAAGAAAATGGATGCAGAGGGGTTATCCCGCACTGCCAACGGAGACTACTCGGTATCCATCAATGAAGACACGGTCCCAGAGGTCATCGATTGGGATGCTCTCTACGATCATGTGATTTCTACTCGTGACTTCAGCTTGATCCAACGACGGATTAGTTCGACGGCTTATAAAGAGCTGTTGAAACTCGGGGAAGGAGTCCCCGGCCTTTCACCAAGGACAATTCGTAAGATCAATTTTCGTTCACTCTAAACCGCAAAGGAAAACATATAAATGCCTAAAGCATCATCTGCTGCTATTGCTGACCAGCCAGCCTCAACCTCTTTGGTTGCGCTCGTATCTTCGCAACTACCTGACCACGTCGTTCAAGACAGTGCCGGTCTAGGCAACGAGAATGTCGGCCAGCATGTCACCATTCCTCGGGTCAAGTTGCTCCAAAAGATGTCTGACGAGGTAGACAAGTACAACTCGAAGTACATCGACGGCGCTGAACCTGGCCACTTCTTGAACTCCTTGACTGGAGAAAACTACGGCGAAGAGCTGTACGTCATCAGTCTTTTGTTCAAGAACGAGTACGTCGTATGGCGTAACCGTGACGCAGGCGGCGGCATCCTCGGGTCATTTGGCTCGCTGCAGCAGGCGCAAGAAGCCATCAAGGGCCAAGACAAGCCGCAGGATTACACGATCACGGACACGCACTCACATGTCTTGCTGATCAAGAATCCTGAAACCGGTGAACTGGACCGCACGCCAGTGATCATGGACTTCTCCAGCTCCAAGATGCGCATCTCGCGCAACTGGAACTCGATGATTGGTCTCAAGGGTGGTAACCGATTCTCGGGGCTGTGGAAGCTCAAGTCGGTTTCTGTGACCAACAAAGCCGGTGCTCAGTTCATGAACCTCGAAGCAGAATGGGTAGGCTGGGCCACAAAGCCGGACTACGAGTACGCTAAGTCCGTCTACTTGCAGCACGCCGACCGCACGAGCGCCAATGACTAACGTTGGCGCATGAACGAGCACGGCTTCATAAGAGCCGTGCACGCTCATCTTCCACCAGAAATTTTCCGGTGGAAGATCCACGACACGTTTGCTGGCGGTGTCCCCGACGCATTCTACGCGGGGCCCGCCAGCACACTTTTTGTGGAATACAAATACATAAAAGCGCTTCCTAAACGAGCAAACACCAACATAAAAACGTGCTTAACACCGCAACAAGCCTATTGGCTTAACACTTTACACACGTTTGGACAGCCAGTCGCGCTAATTGTTGCCATCGAGAACCAAGCGTTAGTATTATTAAACAACCGATGGAACGCTAATATTTCCAAAAGCAGCTTCCTAAACGAAGCTATACCGCGTAATCGCGTAGCTACCTGGATACAAGGTGTTTGTACCCAAGGGATAAAGGCAGAGCAAAGTGTCAGAAAAGCAACGAGCACCAGTTGCAGTCGAGAACCTTCGTCGGATTTGGGAACTTAAAAAATCCGAAATGCAGATCACTCAAGCGCAAGCGGCAAAGAAACTTGGTTGGACGCAAGGCGCGTTTAGCCAATACTTAAATAACCTTACGACCCTCAACCCCTCGGCAGTAATCAAACTTGCAAACTTCCTAGGGGTTGACCCGCAAGAAATAGAACCAAACATCAACGACTACTTGCCGCACGTTTTAAAAGTGCAAATTAGATATGCAGCTAGTAATCCACAAAAGCGCATTAGAGATTCATACGCTTACCTTGACACTTCCCCAGACTACTTTTTTGTTTTGGTTGACGAAAATATTAAAGGTGCTCCGCCTGTCCCATACGGGTCAACTATTAGGTGCACTGAGTACAAGCCAACCAAAAAAATCATGAGATCCACTAAAATTCCAAAACTACACTTCCTCATCCTTAGAGAAAACGAAGAAAAACTAGAGTATGTCTCTGAACTTGACGTCCCTCCAAGTAAACAGCTAAAAATCAAATGGTTAATCCACGGTTTCACCATCTACTGAGGATTTATGATTTGGGACAAAGACAGCCCGCCAGGCTCCTGGCAACGTGAATTTGACTACAAACTAGACACCCCACAAAAGCTGTGGCAAGAAATCCACGAGCTACGGTCGCGGATAAAAAGCTACATCTACGAAATAGACCAGCTTCAAGCACGCATAGACGAGCTTGAGTCGTCCAACGCGCATTGGCTAAGAGAGCCATAGCCACATGAGTAGAAAAGCAGTCCTAGAACGGGTGCTAGGTAAAAACAACCCGCAAGTAGCCAAAGAGATACGGTCAACCAGACAGGTCACCCAAGCTCAAATTACCCCCGCGATGAAACAGCTAGACGCAGCCTTCAACGCGTTGCTTCAAGAAATCATCGAGCCCTTAGTAATCAAAGAGCTTCACGCCAGCCTGGAGCAACTCAAAGAAGACCGTAGGTTGCGGGCTGAAGGCAAAGGCATGGCTATATTCGTTGTCAACAAGCCAAAAGACCTCAAGAAGATTGACGGTCTAATCAAGGCCATGCAGACTGTTGTGTCCTACTACTCAAGACCGTTCTAGGTTTGGGGGAGCCGGGTGTGGCTAGCAGCAATGTATAGCCTCCACCGGACGCCTGGGGTGAGCTAATCCAACCATCCCACCCGGCTCTTTCTTCTGCGTCATTGACGCAATTCAACGTGAAACACCCAGAATCATCCGTTACTTACAAACTAGTTAAGTAAAGCTAAGTCGTTGAAAATTAAACAAGCGTGCCCGCAAACGGAAAAAATCCCTCTCTCTCCGCCAACTTTTTAAGTTGTTGTTTTTGCACCACATAAAGTAGAGTCCTCCGGCCAATGACGCACGGAGGACGCAATGGCTACTATCCGCTCCAGAAACGGAAAGTACTTCGTCGAAGTACGCAAGCTCGGCTTCCGCTCCGTAAGGAAGACATTCGACACCAAAGCTGCTGCTAAAGCGTTCGCAGTACAAACCGAAGCAGCCATGGACAACGGATCGTGGATCGATGTCCACGAACAACGGACCACGTACGTCGGTCCACTGCTCGAGCGCTACATCACCGAAATCCATCCCATCCGGCCCTTTGGCAAAAGCAAACTAGCTTTGGTCCGTGTTACAGCTAGGGCCTTCTCAAACGTAAAGATCGCCGACCTAAAACCAGGGGTCATCCTTACCTATGCCAAACAGCGTGCCGTGTCCCCTCACACGCTTACTCAAGAGATGTGCTATTTCGCCCAAGCGATAGATACCGCCCGTACCCTTTGGGGGGCTCCGTTAGCTGATAACCCCGTCCGGACCACCATGAAGGTGATGTCTCAGATCGGAATGCTTGGCGCAAGCCGCAAACGTGACCGGCGTCTGGCAAACGGAGAGCTTGAGGCGCTGCTAAAAGCCGCTGGAGACCATTGGATTGCGCCCATGATCCGCATCGCCGTGGAATCCGGCATGCGCCAGATGGAAATTCAGCAGCTAGCCTGGGAAGACATCGACTTTGAAAACAACACAATCCTGATCAGGAACCGTAAGCACCCAACAAAAAAGATCGGCAACGACCAGGTAATCCCCATGTTCCCAGGAGTCCGTAAAGTGCTGCTGGAGGAGTATGGGTCAAGCAAACAGCGGGGAAGGGTGTTCGACGTCCAGCTTAGCGCGTCCGTCTCAGACCGGTTCGCGCTGTTATGCAAGCGTGCAAGAGTCGATGGGCTGCGCTTTCACGACCTGCGTCATGAAGCAATTAGCCGGATGTTCGAGCGGGGGATGGACATCCCTCAGGTCGCAGCTGTTTCCGGGCACAAGACCTGGACCCAGCTAAAGCGCTACACACAGCTACGACCCGAGGATTTGCTCACAGCGTTTGTTGAAAAGGAAAAGCTTCAAGATGCCTAGCGACTTCAGTCGTAGGGAAAAGATACCTTTTGCCTCTTTTGACGTGGGGGAGTTCAAGTCGGCCTTCGTAGATCTGGTTGTATATAGTTGATTTCTTAATTCTCATCAGCGCAGCAAGTTCATCTGTATCCATAAACGGACCGTACTTATCAAACATCCACTCCTTTAACGTCACTACTAATCTCCTTTTGCAGTCTGGCCAAGTACCAAGCTGCTTTATCTATGTCCTCATTTGGCTTGCCTTTGTAGTTGTAGCGCCAGAGGTACTTTAATATGTTTCCTTTTAAATAACCTTTGAACTCAATTGGAGACATGCTTGCTTTTATTGCTTCAATACACTCGATCGCCCCCGTGTTGTAATGTTTAGGTTTGTTAACAACGTCTTCCATACAGCGAATCACTCCATAGATACGAGCATGTGGTGGAGGAGATGCGACACTCTATCCACAAGCGCTTCATCCTCCGAAAGCTTGTAATAGCCAGCCACGTCAAGAATGGCGTGAACGGCTTCATGTAAAAATACTTGCTGCCGGTTTGTACCTTTTAGAGACGCGAGCAGTTCAATCTTGTACTGCTCGGGCAGCCACATCCCTACGCAAGCGCTCCCGTGTTTCCATTTACGGCGAGGTACGTTAACGATGTTTATCGTGTGCCCCGCTAATTGAAACTTCTGCGGGATCCCATCCTCAATTCGCTTTGCAATAGCCACTTCGGACCCCCATCGGCTGAAGATTCCCGAAGGGTCATATTAGCTAGACTAAAGGCGATTTAGCCAGATTTTTTCTTTGCTGAAAAGCCCTTAGACGGCTTTTTTCGCTCCATCTTGATCTTTTTTACAGGGGCGTTTAGGACGCATTTCTTACCCTTGTGCATCTTTGTCTCCTGTTGGTTTTGGGTACTTCTCTTTAATGGCCGCCACCTTTCGGGCCATTTCCTCGAGCGCAGTGCCGCCTTTCCACAGGGCGTCCAGCTGATCCCCGATATCCGGGTAATCTTTCCGTCGAAGCTCTGCGTAGTCTTGTTTAACCTTGAGCTTCACAGGGGACCTCCACAATCGTGTCCGTATGTCTAACGTGGGTTAGCACTACCCGTAGTTGTTGTGGATACGCCACATCAAACTCAAGCGTACCATCGTCCACGACGATGGATTCGAGGCCGATATACGCGGTCGTCCCAACAGGAATATTTTCAATCTTGTTGCTGGAAACCAACACTCTGAAAGGGGAGCGCGTAATCATTTCGCCAAAATCGTGGTCGTACCAAACAGCATTAGGGTTGATAGGTTCACTCGCGTGAACTACAGCAAGTTCGCTACTAACATCGACCGAGCTTGGATCTCCGTCGAGCACATACTTGCAACGCCCGTCTTGATCGAAGACCGCCATAAAGCTCATCGCTTTGCCCCCAGCAGCGAGATCGTGTTGTTGCGCAGCCAGCATGCGTTGCTGAAATTGCCCATCGGCAAGTCAACACGCCGGCTGCCGGTTAGGATCTTTACCCTAGCCGTCGTAATGTTTCTCGCAGTAAAGGTCATTGCGATGGGCAGCGATGCCATAGTGTCTGCAGAGCTATCTGTACGAAGTCCTACTTGCTGTTGAGCGGCGAGCCGATAGCCCGAGCCAGTATCAAGCAGCATAAACAGATGCTGGCCTGAGTCGTTGTAGGTGTAGATGGAACCATCGTGAGTCCCGTAGTACACGATCTGCACGGCAGCAGTGGCATCCACGCCGACTGTAACTACTGGGGTTTCAAGAACAGTGATTGCATTGATAAATGTTGGAGGCCCATAAACAACAGTTCTTGTGTAGTCACCGTTTCCGGTTCCAACAAAGCTATAATATTCCAGAAACTCCCCGGTATAGGGGTTGTAGTACTGAACGTAGATATAGTCGCCATTATTGGCGCCTACATAGTTATATACTTCCGATACGCCACTGCTTGTCATCTGAATAGCAGCAGATGAATTGTTTGGAATATAGACGTCTGGCGCGGTATAGACCTCCGGCTGCGTGATAGCGTTGCCAGCAATCTTCAATGTGCTAACAGCAAGATCATCAATCTTCGCCGTCTTGATAGCAGCGTTGTTGATCTGGGCTGTATCAACACCAAGGTCTCGGATACGTAGCCGGTTGCGGCCCACACTAGCGTCGTAGTACGAGTCGAGCGTTACGTTGTCGATCGTCAGACGAGCGGTATCGATCGATCCAGCAGTAATCTTCGCGGCGTTTAAGTTCGCAATCTTCGCGTCGTCTATCTCGCCGTTACCAATCTTTACGCTAGTTATTGTCCCGTTCTTGATGTAAGCAGCGTCCATGTAGACACCAGCCGGGACCGCCACACCATTAAGCGTGGTCGCAGAAGCTTGAACAATAAACGGAATAATCGCCGTCTGACCTGGCGCCGCAATCGAGAAGCGGTCAGCACGAATGATGAACTCAGAGGTCGGTGTGCCATTGTTAGCGGTTGCTGCTAAGCCGAAGCCAGCAACATACCCGTTCAGATCTACCTTAACCGTGTATCTACCCTCAAGCGTTTCGCCTGAGGCTTTGGTGTAGTAGTTCTGCTGGAGCGCTGCCGTCGTGGTGTAGTTACCAAGAGAGTTGTTGAGTGTAGTGGTCGACACCAAATTAACGGTCGCGTTGGATATCGCAGTGTCCGTCGAGGTCTTGGTGTAGTAGTTAGTTGTTAAATACGAACTAGTAACATACGAACCGAGCGTGTTGTTAAGCGCGGTTGTGGAAACCAGGTTTTGTGTTGCAACGCTTATTGCGTTATCGGTCGCTGTTTTTGTGTAGTAGTTAGTCGTCAGCGTCGCATTGGTGGCATAGCTAGCCAACGTATTGTTTAGGGTGGTGGTAGAAACGAGACCGGTCGTTGCCCCCGAGATTGCACTGTCGGTAGCAGTCTTTGTGTAGTAGTTGTTAGTAAGCGTCGCGTTCGTGGCATAGCTAGCCAACGTATTGGTCAGAGCCGTGTTAGAAACTAAGTTAAGCGTCGCAGCGGCAATCGCGCTATCAGTGCTGCTCTTGGTGTAGTAGTTAGTCTGCAGATCGGCCTGGGTACTAGCTATTCTGGCGTCGTCCGTCGCAACCCAAGACGACCCGTTCCAACGGTACGCTTTGTTGTTATCGTCGCTGTCAAACCAGATATCGCCGTCAATCAGCCCAGTAGCTCCCGGGGCGGACGCTTGACGGTAGCTTCTGTTCTTCTGGTTGATCTGGGTCTGCAACGTCAGCGACGAAGCTGCGATCGCGGAGTCTGTTGCCGCCTTCGTGTAGTAGTTGCTCGACAGGTTAGCGATCGTGCCGGAAATCCGGGTGTCGTCGCTGGCAACCCACTGACCACCCTGATAGCGGTAGGTCTTGTTACTGTCGTCAGTGTCGTACCAAAGGTCGCCTTCAATAAGGCTACCGGTGGGCGCAGACGCCTGCGCATACGTGCGGTTCTTGGTATTGATTTGCGAGGTCAGCGTGGTAGACGCCGCCGATATCGCCGAATCGGTCGCTGCTTTGGTGTAGTAGTCATTGACCAGCGTTGCCCGCGTTGCCACCAACCCAGTCGTTGGGTTGTTGACCGTCGCCTCGAGCGCATCAGACCGGCTAGACAAAGCGGAGTCCGCAGTAACGCGAGCCTGACGCTCACTAAACACAAGGCCGGAAGACAACTGGGTAACATCTGTACCGTTATATGTGCCGCGCAGCTGGGCAGCAAGAGTTTCGCGTGCCGTAGCCTGTGCAGTGTCTCCGTCTGCACGAGCGGTCTGTTCCGTCTGCAACGCCGCGATAGTCGCGTAGGTGCCCGCCGCTGTGGCGGAGAGCGTGGTTATCTGCTGCGCGAGAGCGTTATCTGCGTTAGTACGCAGAGTCGCCTCGTTCGAAATCGCCGTGCCACGAGCCGCAGCTTCATCAGCAATAGCTTGTGCACGAGTTGCAGCTTCCGCAGAGATCGCCGTTGTTCGAGCTGTCGCTTCAGCGTTAATCGCTGCAACTCTGGCGTTGGTTTCGGTGAGGATTCGAGCATTGACCGAGTTCGCTTCCGTCGCTGCTGCATCAATCAAATTGATGCGCGCGCCGAGCGTCTGGAAAAGCTGGGACTCTGTGATTGCCCCAGTGAGCACGTTCAACAGTTCGGTGACATTGGCAGCGGTCGTCGCTTCATCGCCGTTAGCCGAGTGAAACGGACCGGCGATGTCGTAAGTCGAAACGTGCCGAGCCCAGTAGTAGTACGTCTTGCTCTGCCCAACCGGATCGATAAACGAAATACCGGAGCTAATGCCAACGAGCTGAGCATCGCCAATGACATTAGCCGTATGTCGCCAGATCTCAGTGTGTGAGTGCGGCCCGTAGTTGGGGTAGTCCCAGAAACAGGTAACAATCGAATACCCGCCGTTCGCCGAAAAGTTCGTCGGTGCTGTCGGCGTCCCATTAGCCGGTGGATCCGGGTCGGGGTCAGCTGGCGGCTTACCAATCTGATAGGGGTTGCTGCCTAGCTCAATAGCGAGGCCGGAATCCAAAAGTTCGCGAAAAGTAACAGCGCGGTCGCGCGCGTCGCCTCGTCGCCCAAGTCGGATCTCGAGAGCTTCGGAGATGCTCTCAAGGTACCGGCGCAGAGCAGGCGAGATATCTGCCGGTGGCTTAGATATGCCGGGGACAGTTGTCGCGGCCGTTGTACGCGCTTTTGTCATGAGCTCGCGATCTCGTCCATGCTCTGGGCAAGGCAGACCTCGTCAATCTCCACCGCACCAGAAACCTGGACCTCCCACACCTGTGCGAGCTTCGCAGGAAGACGCATCACAGGCTCACGTAATGATCCGGTCGTAGCGCCGTTTGGTACGGTAATGGTCTGGGTATAGATGTTGTTTGCATACGACAAGGTGTAGTGGGCAACCAGCACGCTGTCCGCCCACACCTTGACCTCAACCGGGTACGACTGAGCATGCACCGAGACCCAGCTCATGCTGGTCGGTTTCGGCAGCACGATCTGCTTGGACTTCCAAGTCAGCGCCCGCTTGGTAGACCCCCCTCGATACTTCATGATCTTGTTGTTGACGATGAGATAGAGCTCACCGTCCTTCGGATTCATGTACCCGCCCCGTACTGCGTTGACCGTGGTCAGTGTCGAGAGAGCCGCTTCCTGGGCCCGTGGGTCGTAGACAAAGCCCTTGTGGACACCGTTATCAGTCCAGAACGCCACGTAGGTGTTCTCGTGACGGAAGGCGCGGTAGGTGGTCGGGGAGAAGTTCGCCGACCACTGGCTGCTCGAGATGAGCCCCTCAGTGACCACGTTTCCATCGCCACTGCTCACGGCGCACAGGCCCTCTGGCCCCGCGTAGAGCAGGTAGGAACCCATGTCGACCACGCTGTTCACGTTGACACAGGCCTGTGGCAGGTCAACACGAATCGCGGTCATCGCACTGGGGTCAGTACCCGTGATGAAGTAAGGCGTGCCGTTGGTCAGGGCTACAACACCGTTGGCCACGGCCCCGATTGCGACGATGTCCTCCTCGAGCGTGATCCGGTAATCCACCGGCCAGGCGTGCGGGAGGAACGGTTCACTGAGACAGAACCGCTTGCCGGTGAACCCAGCGAACACACCGTTGGCCACGGCTATCAGGCCCTTCATCGGTCCATCTGGATAGAGGCTGGTGTTATCGTCCGGAGGGCCAATCCAGGTCTCGCTTGGCAGGACTTCCCCGAGCCCAGCAGACGGCGTCGTATCGGCGTACGTCTGCGTGCTGAAGGACACCTGGGCAAGGAACTGGAACGCCGTGTTGGTCGAGCCGGTGTTCGACCGATAGATACGCTTAGCCGCGCCGTTGCCGAAGTTGTAATTGCCGCTCGGCAGGTCCGAGCTCGGCATGGTAATAGTGACGGTCTCGGTGTCAGTACGCTCGATTGGCGCCGTAGCCGGGCTAGGAGGCCCTTCCTCGCCAAAGGCGGTCACAAAGGTGTAGACGTAAGAGACATCGTCTGGGGTCTGATCCGGATCTGCCGTACCGCTCTTAACTGTGGTCGGCGCATTGGCAGGGGCCGGAACCCCCAGACGATAACTGTTGGCTGGGTACCCGGCGTTGCCAGCGACCAGGGTGCTGACGGTACCGTAGCGGGGGTAATCGTCTCCCGTAAAGTACAGGCGCGCCAGGGTGTCGCCGGGAATGGGGCCAGGTACGGCCTTAACGCCGTCCTCGTCCCACTCAAGCCAGTTGGTATCGCGGTAGAAGTAGATCGACCGTCGTAGCCCACCCTGCAGGGTGAAGACTTCGCTGTCGTTGGTGGTCGGGGCTAACCGGCCAGATTGAAAATCGACGTTCTCGGCTACTTGGGCGAATTGATCCGCCAGAAGCCTAGGAGATACGCCCGGTGCGATTCCGCTAAACCGGTCGCGCTTAAAGTATGCCATGCGTACCTCACTTCAGTAGCAAGGTAGCCGTAAGTCCACACATGCCACAGATCAGGGTGAAACCGATAAAGATGCCCCAGTGGTTGATCTTTTCGATTCCGGTCTCGATTTTCTCTAATCGATCGAATATGCCTCTAGAGCGTTCCTCGCACATTGCCTCATGGGCGGCCAATTTAGCGGCCATCGCCCAGTACCGCTCATCGATAGACGGCGGGCTGGGGTCCCAGTAACGTTGATCCGAGGATGTTCCAGCGCCGGGCGACATATCCATAATATTACCAAAGCTAATATTTCTAACAAAGCCCCGCCCCGAAAGGCGGGGCTTACCGGACTAGTTGACCTTTTCCGCTTCGGTCGGCGGGGCCAACTGAGGCTGAGCCTGCTGCTGGAGCTTCGTGATCAGGCCTGCCACAGCCTCAAACGGCTGCTTGGCGAGCGCCTGGATAACGAAACTAGCCTCCTCCTGACTAAGCTCAAACTTCAACACCTGACTCATGCATATCTCCTTAGCTGCGAGTTAATACACCAACACTCCATTGGCATAGAACCTGGAGTTACCAAAAGTATAAACGGTCCCCGTATAGTCGATCGGCTTGATTCCAATGATGCGGGAGGGGACGCCGAGCTCGTTGACCACCTGATCACCGACCTCAAGCGGGTGGGGCAATCCAAGGTCCTTATAGCCAGGGGCAGGGGCTACCGAAGCGTACCCCTTGCCAACCACGTACAGCGGGTGGTCTTCCGATGCGCGGAGCGTATTGCCGTCCTCGAACGTGATCTCGTACATCGGGCGATCAACCCGCGTAATGACGTTGCTCACAGGAACGGCGACATTGGACATCAGAGCCTCGTCATAGACGAGGATGAACTCGCCAACCTGAACGTCCACGATTGGCTTCTCGCTGCCGTCAGCCATGCGGATTAGCGTGTCAGGCGTGAAGCAGCAGAATTGGCATCCGCCATCGCCCTCAGTCTCGACGGTTACGGCCCAGTAGCGAGTGTTAGATCCGGATGTGGCATCGACGTTCCAAGTTCTCGTTCTGAATGTCGTGCTGATGTTTCCGGCCATCGAGAATGTAATCGAGGTAGCGCTTGATCCGCTTGAAATGTTTACGCTACCGCCAGCACCGCTGACCGCCGTATATGTCCACGTTGCGCTTTGAGTGCAAGTGATCGTCTGCGACGCCGACCCTGCGTACTGATACTGATAGAGCGCGGTTCTAGAACCAGACGAAG